GCCGAGGCATTAGCTAGAGGCTACATGGCCGGGGTTGATCCTGCTTCACGTCCTGCTGTCGAGCTATCCATTGACTCGATGATTTCCAGACAGCGCCCTAAGATACAGGCAGCACAGGCTCAGGCTATTGTTGACCAGGGCAATCAGGATCAGGCGATTAACACAGCTCAAAGAGGTCGATTAGCAGAGGCAGCCGCCTTTGACGGTGATGCTGAAAGTGCATTGCTTGATTCTACCGTGGCCATTGATTCGATTAATAACCGATCAGACCTCAGTGATGTACAGAAATCAGAGCAAATTAGAGATGTAAACCTCAAGATAAGAGAGTCATTTAGCGCTGGTGAATTATCGCGCACCTATGATGCTGAAGGCTCACAGGCGGCTATGGACCAGCTAGCAGAGCTTAGCGGCGACCGCCCCCAGGGATTTACCCCTGATGAATGGGATAGCTTCATATCCAAAGAGCAGACCAAAATTAATCGCAAGGTAGCCCGCGAGAAGCAAGATATAAAGTTTAATGCTGAGGCTGCGCAGCGAGATCTGAGCATTTCCAGGGGCTTAATGCTTACGGCCGATGGTGCTAGGCCAGCTAATCCGGCCGGATCGAGCCAAGACCGTAAAGATATTAACAATTACTATGATTCGGTTTCTGAGCAGTGGCAGCAGTTGCCAGTAGAGCAGCAGATACAGGCTAATGTGGATATAGTTAAAAGTACCGGCCTTGTGCCGAGCACTTTAAGCTCATCCATTAGCGCGGTAATGAGGTCAGGAAATGCTGAGCAAGCCGGGTTGATGGCTGATATTGTTTCCAGAATACAAGAGCAAACACCAGCTAGCATCAACGATCTAACCGCAGAATCCAGAGCAATGTCGCTACAGATAAGTGATGCTTTACGCGCCGGCATGGATATTGAGACAGCCACAGCAGCCGCACATAAGGCGACGTTTGGCATAACTCAAAGCGAGAAAGACGTTATAGCCATAAACACTCAAGAGGTTTCTAAGGACTTGCCAAACTCGTTACAGTCATTTGCTGACTCTGATTTAGATGAGGGTGGCTTTGACCGGGGCATTTTTTACAATGTGCCTGATGTTCCTCCAATGATGGCCGCTGATTATCGCGGTTCATTTGGTCGTTTTATGGATATGACCGGCGGCAATGCTGAGCAATCACAGAAACTAGCCTTTGATTCGATCAAATCAGTATGGGGAGTTACTGAAACAGGCGGGCCTAGGCGCTTCTCAAAGTATGCGCCCGAGACTATCTACGCGGTGCCTAACTCTAATAACAATTGGATTGAAGAGCAGTTCAACGGCGAGATGGTAGCCGCCGGTGCCGAGGGCGCAATCATAGCCTTTGATAAAGACACTGCCCGCGCAGATCAGCCCTCTTACCCGGTGTTTGTTAATAATCAAAACACCGGCCTGCTTGAGCCTATGCTCGATGAGAATAATGAGAATGTTCGCTGGAAGCCTGATTATAAATTAACCGATGAGTATCAAGACTTAACGGATGAGCCGGGCAAGGCGATTGAATCAGCCAAAGAGCAGCGGGGCCGGAATTTACAGCGCCGGGCCAACGTAATCAATAACGGTCTAAGGGCTAGAATATTGAACGCCGGCTTTGATGTTATCCCGGCTAATGAGCGTAATGATTTCCTTAAGAGTGATGAGGGCAAGGCCAGAGCTGACCGCATGATTGATAGCATGTTAAGCGCTGGTAAGATTGATTCATTGGAAGCTTCAGAGGCGCGTAAAGCGTTCGGTGTTTAATGCCATTACTGACTGAAACACAAACTGGCCCTATTCGACACTTGCCAGAAACCGACTTAGCCCCAAAGCTAGATCCTAGTATTGGTGAGGTTACTGCGGCTGCGTTTCGTCAAGAGAACTCTTTAGTCTCACTGGCCACTAATGAAACCTCGTTTCAGGATTACCAGAGCGAGCCAGGGTATGACCCTTTCGATGGGGGTGATATCCAGGGCTATGAGATGTTCGCCGAGAACTTCATTGAATCTAAATCAACCGAGCACTCAGCCGCTATTAAGCAGCAGATAGACAAAGAGCTTGAGGATAAGCAAACCCTAGCAGCTGGTGGAATACCGGGCTTTGTAGCAATGGTAGCCGCTGGAGCTACTGACCCTCTTTTTTGGATAATACCAGGGGCCGCACCAATCAAGGGCGCTAAAACTGTTGGTGGTGCCGCGCTAAGAGTTGGCGCTATTGGTGGAGTTTCTGAAATACCCGTTGAAGCTGCCAAGCAATTCACCCAAGAAGCCCGCACCACTGAAGACGCTTTGATGGCTGTCGGTGGCGCTGCTGTATTGTCTGGCATCTTAGGCGGTGCCATGAAGGGCCTAAGTAAGCAGGAGATAAAGGGCATATCGAAGAAGTTAGACGAAGTTATGGGGTCGGGTGATACTCCAATCGTAGCTGGCAATACTAAATCGATGGGCGCTGCCGAAACCGTAACCCTAACTAAAGAAGAGTTACAGCTAGTCTCTGTCGGCGGTCTTGAAAAGATGGGAGTAAGCCCACTGCTAAGGGCTGAAAATTCCCCATCCGTTAGAACCCGCCAATTGTCTAGCGAAATGATGGAATCGGCCACGGTTAAGCAAGCCAACGTAAACGGCAAGGCTACGATCCCTGAAGGCGGCAGCGCTGAGACCCGCATTAAGCTATGGGACGCCGGGCTATATCAATCACTGAAAGACCTAGACGAATTGTATACCTCTTACCGTGGCGGCAAAGGCACTACTGCCAGACTGGTTAACGATTACGTTATGCGCAATCGTGCCGGCAAGATGACGCCTGGTGAGTTTCGCGAAGAGATTGGCCGGACTATGCGCCGCGGTGATCAGTCGAATATCCCTGAAGTGCAGCAAGCCGCCGAGTCTTTTCGTAAGAACACACTAAACCCAATGAAGGATGCCGCTATTAAAGAGGGACTCCTTCCGCCTGATATCGATGTTAAAACTGCTGACTCCTATCTAACCAGGGTCTATAACACTCAGAAGATCGCCGCCAAGCGGCCAGAGTGGAATGCTATTGTCGAGAGCTGGCTAACCAGTGGCAAGAAGACTGCCGCATTAGCCGATAAGCCTACCGCTCAGCAGAAGCTAGAGGCAGCCATGACCGAGACCGAGATTAAGGCGGTAGCTCAAGACTTAACTAATAACATTATGGGTATTGCAGCCGGTAGAGTGCCCTACGAGGTGGTTTCTAACGTACGCGGCCCATTGAAGGAAAGAACCTTTAATATCCCTGACAGGCTGATTGAGGACTTCCTAGAGTCTGATATTGACCTTATCGCAAGGCAGTACACCAGAACAATGGCGCCAGACCTAGAGCTTAGCCGGTTATACGGTGATGCCAATATGGAGCAGCAGTTAATCGAGATAGCCGACAGCTATAACGAACTGATTGATGCTGCCAAGACTGAGAAGGCTCGCACTAAATTAAAAGAGCAGCTTGTCGGTGATCAGCGAGACATAGAGGCTATGCGTGACAGATTGCGTGGCACCTATCGTACACCAGAAGACCCTAATAGCTTTTTCGTAAGAGCCGGCAGAACAATAAGGGATCTTAATTTTGTTCGTATGCTGGGCGGCATGACGCTATCAGCCATCCCTGATATGGCTAGGCCTATTGCTGTCAATGGATTAGCGCCGGTCGCTAAAAGCTTAATGGCGCTGGCCACTAATCCTAAGCGCGTGGGTATGTCGATCAAAGAGGCTAAGAAGGCCGCCGTTGGTTTGGATATGGTATTGAATAGCCGCGCCGCTTCACTGGCCGAGATAACAGACATTTATAATAGAGGCAGTAAGTTCGAGCGTGGCTTAAGGTCGGTTTCAGATTCATTCAGTAAAATGACTTTAATGAGTCAATGGAACACAGGGCTTAAGAACTTTGCCGCGGTAGTTACTCAAGACAGAATCTTATTATCAGCCGTTCAAGTTGCCGATGGGAAAGCGTCTAAGGCCACTATTAAAAAACTGGCTGCTTCCGGTATCGGAAAAGAGCAGGCCGAGGCTATAGCGGCACAGTTTAAAAAGTTCGGCGATGAAGGTTCTTTAGCTTTGTCTAACGGTCATTTGTGGGAGAATAAAACGGCACTAGAAACCTTCAGAGCGGCGGTACTTAAAGACGTTGACCGTACCATTGTCACCCCAGGGCAGGGAGAGAAACCTTTATGGACTAGCGGCGAAACTGGGAAAATGATTTTCCAGTTTAAGACCTTTGCCGCGGCAGCCCACCACAAGATTTTAATCTCTGATTTGCAGTACAGGGATGCAGCAGCGTTAAACGGCTTCTTAATGTCGGTAGCCTTTGGTACAGCTGCTTATGGTGCCAAACAATTAGTAGCTGGCAGAGAGATTAGCACCGACCCCAAAAAGCTTATTGTCGAATCACTGGATAGATCGGGTGCCTTTGGTTATATGTGGGATGCTAACAACATGATG